TTGTAAGTTCTGTGGTCTTTTTGGTCGTTTCTTCAAGTATCACGTCAGGCTTGGTTGATGTTTTAATATCAAGAGCACTTGATTTCTTTTCATCTAAAACTACTCCATAAATTTTTGCCTGAGCAACTAATGCTTCTCTTTGTGCTTCATATGTTGCCAAGGATGCCTCTATAACACTTTTAGCATCACTAATAATTTTTCTTTGTGCATCGAGTGCATCTTTTTGATCATCAACCGCCTCGTCAAACTCTTTGATTTTTAAACTTGGAGTTGGTAAAAATCCATCATTAAATTTTTTGGTTGCAAACTCATTGGTATAAAGTCCTCCTATTGTTCCAGGTTCTTTTTGTTTAGGATCTATAATTTTTGAAATCTTACCTTTCCAGGATTCATATCCTGTTCCGTTTTTTGTATTAAAACTTTTAGGATTCTTCCAATCTTTGGCAAACCATAAGCACCACTTATCTGGCTTAAATGCTGTAATTTCATACCCTGCATTTCCTGATTCTGCTAAACCCTTCTGTGCTTTTTCTTTTCTTTCTGCTAAAAATTCTTTTACACTTGTTCCTTTGTCTTTCAACGCCGTAATTGATTTTTCTATTTGTTCTTCGTGCTTTCGATTCTGCATTTCAAATAGATGATACAGAACACTTTCTACAGTTTCAGATTCTCGAGAAACACCTTCAACATCATCAACTAGGGTTTTTCTAATATTAGCACCTGACAAAGCATTGTAGGCAATAAATTCTGCTTCATAGGTTGCACCTGATTCTGTAACAGTCATATCACTTTTTGTAAACATGATAGGAATGTATCGTGTTGTTTTATCAGGAACTTCTGGTTGACCGTCTATATCTGAACCTGCTCTTCTTCCTACAAAAGAAATTACCAATAAAAACGGTGCTCTAATATAATTAGGATGTCCTGCAAAAGCCGCGCCTGCAAACAATTCTTCATATAATCCTGCTACACCATAAGGCTCAACAAATCTCATTTGACCTTTGGTTAAATTGCTAGTTCCTTGGCTGTTTATACCACAAAGTGTTTCAAAATTTAGAGCATCAATAAAAACATCCTTATCTCTGCCTTGCTTGAATCCACCTTCTTCGGTTCTACCATAGCCGCCACTACGTGCTACAACATAAAATCCTTTGTTTTCCTGACCATTAGTAAAAACTCTACCCTGATATGTTTCTGGTTTTTCAACTTGGTCTTTTGATAATGCAACAAGTGCAATGTTATAATTGTAAACATTATAATCATGCAAACGGTTGTGTCTTCCTTTTACACCTTTATAAAAAGTTCCCCAAGGAGAAGGATCATCAAACGAACCGCCAAACTCGATAGGACCAACTTCTACTGTTACACCGTCGCCGGTGATAACTGAATCAGAGTTTATTGCTGATTGTATTTCATTTCTAAACTCTACAGTTTGCCCGTCACGCTCCCTTGTAACATTTGGAGATTCTTTTACTGCCATTATACTCCTCCGATAACGGATCTAATTGTGTCGATTGTAGGAATGTATATCTTTACGCCTGCAACAAAGTCAAAAATAGGATCTTCTAGCACACTTGGATTTCTAGATTTAAATACCCACCATAAGTTAGGATCATCATATAAATCGCTAGACAACAAATCTGGTCTATAATTATATTGAGATTTAATTTCATATAAAACATCACCAGATATTTTAGGAATTTCTGTATAGTCTAAAATTCCTAAACTGCGATTTGTTTGTTCTGTTGTGGCGTACAGACTTGTTTTAGCATACACTGCCATTAGATCATTCCTTTAGTTTCAGTTAAACTACCGCTTATGAATTTATCGATATTAAAGTTTGCTTGATCTCTTCTTGAGAACACTGGTAAACATTCAATTGTAAATTCTGCTCTGGTCGGAACATTTGTTGCTTTTCCACTATTTTTATCTGTGATCTGCATGTAGTCTACATCTTCATTAAGTGTGTAAAAGAAACTGCTGATAACAACAGGCAAATTATTAAATTGGTATGCACCATAACCATCTAGTCTACAAATAGGTGGCGGCGCACCTGAGTTTTGGCTTGGACCAAAATTCATTTTGGTAACAGATCTTAGTGCATGAATTGCACCAAGCATATACCTTCCGTCTTCTAAACTTTGTGCTGAAAATGTTCCAACAATTGATATTGCATCCAGCATTGAGTTCTGGTAAGCATAAAACGTATAATTAGTATGTGTGGGATTTATTGCATTATAATTGGCTCTTGTTTGCACAACTATTTGCGGAGTGTAAGGAAATACAACTGCTTTGTCACCTACGCTCGCTAAATGGCCTGCCGGACCCTTTAAATAACTTGTTGGAATTCTAATTTTGATACGAGGATCACGTTCATACTGTTTACCACCTGCTTGGAAAAACTGTTTTGTTGGTTCGGCTTTCTCTTCTTCTTTTCCTCCCTTACCCAGTTTTCCTTCAAGTCTTTCAAATGCCCCACCAAGGCCGGTAGCCTTTTTCAAATTGTCTACAAGAGAATTGCCAAAACCCGTAAGTCCTGTTTCTTCAGCAGGTACATCGGCTCCCTGCTTACCAGCAGTTACTTTACTATTTGAATTAGTAAATCTAAAATTATCTAAAATTCCCATATCGTTTTGGCTCCTTTTGGTAACAATATTTATTGCAATTATTAACTACGTAGTTTATAATACTACTTATACATGGAGAATCTCATGAGAAAAGTAAAATATTTGAACAATAGAGATCTGCTTAAACAGATACATAAAAGCAAGAACAGTTTCAGTTCGTATGCCGATGATGAGTATGCGACTTATGATATAATTTTACCTAGTTTAGACAAGGTTAACAGATTAACAGTAGCAGAAGCAAAGCGTAATCGTGCAGACAGGATTGGAAAACAAGCCTACGAAGCCGCACGTGAAGCAGGTGATAAAAAGACAAAATTAGCGGATGTTACACCAGATTGGCGTAAAATTGAAAAGACTGACTTAATTTTTAGGATTATGACGTTTGATCATATTCCACTAGCGCCTGGCCGCAAACGCAAAACCAAAACAGTAGCAGATGAACATGAACGTTGCAACTTTCCTCCTTTTCAACATTGGAAGTATGATGTAAAGGACAACCTAGTTTGTGTTGGTAAAAGCCATTGGGAAGGTGGTGTGCATAATGGACATTTTAACAAAACACACGGAAGAATTACAGAAGAACTAGGACGTATGTTCCTAAAACTTGCTGATAGATACGGAACACGTTCAAACTGGCGTGGTTACACCTACAATGATGAAATGAGGGCACAGGCTGTGTTACAACTTTCGCAGATTGGTTTACAGTTTGACGAAAGCAAAAGTGAAAATCCTTTTGCCTATTACACTGCCGCGGTTACTAACAGTTTTACAAGAGTACTAAACATAGAAAAGAAAAATCAAAATATACGTGACGATATTCTACAGGAGAATGGCCTTAATCCGTCCTTTACTAGACAAAACCAAGAAGTGTTTAAAGAGGACAAAGAAAAATTGGCAGAATTTTATAAGAGTATTAGACGTCCAAAGGCGGACTATTAGGTTGACTTCTTGATCTATAAGAACGTATAATATTAAGATTATTAGAGGAAAGGCATGGCACAGTTATTCAAAAAGGCCGCAGTTTTTACAGATATACACTTTGGTCTTAAAAGTAATTCTAAAATTCACAATGACGACTGCGAAAGATTCGTAGATTGGTACATTGAACAAGCAAAAGCACAAGGTTGTGATGTAGGTATCTTTACAGGTGACTGGCATCATAACAGAAGTGCATTAAACTTAACCACAATGGATGCAAGTTTGCGTTCTTTGGAAAAACTAGGAAAAGCATTTGATAAGTTTTTCTTTTTTCCAGGTAACCATGACTTGTACTATAAGGACAAGCGTGAGATTCACAGTGTTGTATTTGGTAAACATGTACCGGGTATAACTGTGGTAAACGAACCACAAGTAATAGACGATGTTGCTTTGGTTCCGTGGTTGGTAGGAGAAGAATGGAAAGATGTTGCCAAACTAAAATGCAAATATATGTTTGGACACTTTGAACTTCCTAACTTTAAAATGAATGCTATGGTTGAAATGCCTGATACAGGTGAAATCAAAGCAGACGATTTTGCTAACCAAGAAATGGTGTTCACAGGCCACTTCCACAAACGTCAACAACGCAAAAACATCTACTACATCGGTAATGCCTTTCCACACAATTACGCCGATGCATGGGATGATGAGCGTGGTATGATGGTATTAGAATGGGGAAGTGAGCCTGAGTTCATCGATTGGCCAGATTGTCCAAAATACAGAACTATACCACTTAGCAGATTACTAGATAAAACGGAAGAAATACTTGCACCTAAAAACTTGTATTTGCGAGTAACACTAGACATTGATATTTCATACGAAGAAGCAAACTTTATTAAAGAAAACTTTTCAGCACAGTACGACATTAGAGAAATCAGTTTGTTACCAGACACAAGTGCTGATGATGAAATGAATAAACTAGAACCAGGTGAGATTGATTTTGAATCGGTGGATCAAATTGTAACAGATCAAATAACAAAAATAGATAGCACAACATATAAACCTAATTTGTTGTTGGATATCTATCGAGGATTGTAATGTTTAAAATTAAAACAATAACAGTAAAAAACTTTATGAGTGTGGGTAATCAAACCCAGGCTGTTGATTTTGATAAAAACTTGCTAACACTTGTGCTAGGAGAAAACCTAGATTTAGGTGGTGACGATGCTGGTTCACGTAACGGTACTGGTAAAACAACCATTGTAAATGCACTAAGTTATGCACTGTATGGCGAGGCACTTACTAAGATTCGCAGAGAAAATTTAATCAATAAAACCAACGGCAAAGGCATGTTGGTTACTGTTGAATTTGAAAAAGACGGTCAAAACTACAGAATTGAACGTGGACGCAAACCTAACATACTTAAATTTTATAAAGAAAACATTGATGTAACAGCAGATGATGTTGACGAATCGCAAGGCGATAGTCGAAAAACACAAGAAGATATTATACGATTACTGGACATGACTCATACTATGTTCAAGCATTTGGTGGCGCTCAATACCTACACAGAGCCTTTCCTTTCATTAAAAGCCAACGATCAACGAGAGATCATTGAGCAGTTATTGGGCATCACCATCTTATCTGAAAAAGCAGAACGTTTAAAAGAAGAACAGAAAAAAATACGTGATGCTATTAGTGAAGAAGAAGCAACAATCAAAGGTATTGAAACCGCAAACAAAAAAGTACAGGAATCAATTGACAATTTAGAAATTAAATCAAAAGCATGGGACGCTAACCAAGCAGAAGAAATTGCAAGAACAACCAAAGCAATTAGTCAATTAATCACTGTTGATATTGATGCTGAAATTCAAGCACACAAAGATAAAAAAGAATGGGATAGCAAAAACAACGAACTTACAAATCTTAACAAAGAAAAAGCAAGTTTAGAAAGTAGTTTGCTACGTGCTGAACGTACACATTCAAAATATGAACAAGAACTTAAAGATATTGCAGGTAAAAAATGTTTTACATGTGGTCAGGATTTACATGACGAAGCACATGGAAAAATTCTTGCTGAAAAACAAAATGATGTTAATGAAAGTCAAACATACATTGACGGAATTACTTTAGAACTTAAAACTGTAAATGAAAAAATAAATGATATTGGTGATATTAATGGATGTCCTAATACATTTTATGAAACCAGTGAAGAAGCATATAATCATAGAAACAATCTTGCAAGTTTAGAAGAACGCAAAATTGAAAAAGAAGAAGAAGTAAATCCATATACCGAACAAATGAAAGAACTTCGTGAGCAAGCACTACAAGAAGTAAGTTGGGAAAATATAAATGCACTAACAGAAATGAAAGAGCATATGGATTTCTTGTATAAATTGCTTACAAGCAAAGACAGTTTTATACGTAAACGTATCATTGATCAAAATTTAGCATTCTTAAACAAGCGTTTACAATATTACCTAGAACGCACAGGATTACCACATCAGGTTATATTTTTGAATGATTTAACTGTGGAAATTACAGAACTAGGACGTGACTTAGACTTTGATAACCTCAGTAGAGGTGAACGAAATAGACTCATTTTATCCATGAGTTGGGCGTTCCGTGATGTTTGGGAAAGCCTATATCAGAGCATTAATTTGTTGTTTATTGATGAACTTATCGATAACGGTCTTGATGCCGCTGGTGTAGAAAGTTCAATTGGTATACTTAAAAAGATGGCTAGAGAACGAGGTAAAAACATATATCTCATTTCGCACAAAGATGAACTATCTTCCAGGGTGAATAACATTTTGAAGGTAATTAAGGATAACGGATTCACTTCATACTCCAACGACACGGAGGTTGTAAGTGGCTAAGTCTACCCATGAATTGCTTGTCCAAGCAATGATGGATTACTATAACGCACAAGAACGATTTGAAGCAAAAGGTTTCGACGAAACTGGCCGCAAGGCACGAGTTATCCTTAGTGATATACGAAAATTAGCGACCGAAAGGCGCAACGAAATACAGGCTAAACGCAAGGCACTAAAAGCACAAAAACGAGAAAACAAGGCTCAAAACCAGAATCGAGACATAGAAGATTAGGCATCGGTAAGTATCACTATGGAGTGGACTTATCAGGGCAAAATAGTACAAGAACTTCCCGCAGATTGCGAAGGTTTTGTATACCTGATAACAAACACTACCAACAATCGCAAGTACGTAGGCAAAAAACTAGCAAAATTCAAGAAAACAAAGCCACCTCTTAAAGGCAAGAAAAACAAACGAAGAAGCAAAGTTGAAAGTGATTGGAGAGACTATTGGGGATCTTCAGATCATTTACAGGCAGACGTTAAGGCACTAGGCCCAGAAAAGTTCACACGCGAAATTCTCCACTACTGTAATAGCAGAGGCTTGATGAGTTACCTCGAGGCAAAAGAACAGTTTGACCGCAGAGTATTAGAAACAGACGAGTATTATAACGGAATTATTAATGTAAGAGTAGGCGGCTCAAAAGTTCTAAAAGAAGCACTAGAAAAATTAGGCAACACATAACAGCACACAAGGTTGGCGGGCCAGTTTAGAAATACCGCTGAGTAAAAGGTACCCTTGAAAAGGACACTCGTACACATTGATCGACCCCCAATGGGAGGAAGCCAACAAACAAATCGGGCTCACTGGTTGATGTAGATTGAATGCTGTCAATCGAAAACACTAGGTTTGAAAAAACGCTCACACAGGAACGAAGTGGGCGGTAGCGTAGAGACCCGCGAAGCGGTTTGCGGTAGCAAAGCGGTTTTTAGCAGAAATTTTACGTGATGTCGACGTAGGTAGGGGAAAGGTCAGAGCCCCACAAACAGGTGTATAAACAAAATACCTACTTCCAAGTCTTGGCTGTGACGAACTCACATGATGTTCAAGATTAGATGGGACCTTTAGCAGGTTCCGTCTGACTGAAACAATCTACATGATGCTAAATTGCTTCGCAATTATTGTTCTTATATATTAAGAAAAAGAAAGTGGTGTTTGAGCGATAGCGATAAACACAAGTGAACGCAGTTCACTTCTTACTACATACTAATGTAGATCAGGATCTCTTCCAAATCCCGGCTTAACAGAACTTTCTTGATATTCAACAACCTCATAAGTGTTGTGTGGATTTTGCATTTGATAACAGGCAACAACCGTGCTTGCTTCTTCTGGCGAATTTGCAACGCATATTTCTTGTGTACCGTTTTCAATTACTCTATACTTTGTAATCATAGAAATATTTAGATTAGTAGTTATCGCTATTAAACTACGCTATTTGGTTTTCTGTTGGTGTAACACTTATTATATAAATAACAGTAGGAGAATTTGGTATGAAAATTAATGAAATTGCTGTTTTAAATGAATCTAAAGTTAATGAAGCGCCTGTAGGCATGCTTAAAAGGGCGGCTACAAAAATTGCTTCCAAGGTTCCGGGTGCTTCCGGAGCAAAAATGGCCGATCAGGTACAATCCACAGCAAATGCAGTTTATAAAGAATTTATGGCAATTGCCAAAAACTCCACAATCGGTAAACCCACAGAAGAAGGACTGCTTGCATTCCTTAAAGGAAAAGGTTTTCCGGTTAAAGACATGGCTCAACTAAAACAAAGCATGGGTGCGGCACAGGCAACAGCAAGCCAAACACAGCCTGGTAGCCTTAAAGACAAAATGACCAAACTGGGTCAAAAGGTAGGAGGCATGTTTGGTGGTGACAAGGGTGACCAAGGTGGTGATGACAACGTTGCGGACATAAACCAAGGAAAACAAACCAACGATCCTAATGCTAAAATAGCCTCTGGTATGTATGAAGCACCGGTGGTTGGAACAGACAAAGAACAAAAGGTAATTGGCAACAAGGAAGTTGAGCAAATTATCATGTTTGCTGTTAAAAAGAGTTTTGAAAACGACCAGATAGCAAATCTAGCGCCAGGCAAATTTACACCTGGATACAAAGACCATGTAAAACAGCAACAGGATGCGGGCAACAAAGGCGCCGGAACAGGAAAACTTGCACAAGGCCAAGACGGAATTTATAGGTTTCAATAATGGCAGTTATTAAAGTAGAAACACCAGACGGTGTTAAAGAAGTTGAAATTGCTGGCAACGAGCCTACTCCGCAGGAAGCGGAAGCAATACGGCAGACATTTTTTGCTAAAGAACAACCTAATGTAATCACAAAGAAAAAAGACTGGGGCAAAAGCGACGGTTTCATCAAAGGATTTCAAAAAGGATTTGGCGGTACACAGACCAAGTTGGATAAACTTGGAGATATTGCCAAGGGCAATACTGACATTGGTCAGGCAATCAAGGATAAACTAAGCGGTAAAGGATCCGACGATAAGGGTTCAAAGGATGCACAAGGAGATGCAAAAACCAAGGGCGGTTTGCGTTTTATGAGCAAGGAAATGGGAATTGAAAATCCTGAACTTGCTGTTAGAGGCATTAACAAAATACAGGATGGTAAGCCGCTAAATCAAAGAGAACTAGCATCACTGGCTCCTATTATTAACACAATTGAAGCCGCTTTGCAATCACAGCAGGGAAGAACAAGACTGTTGCAACTTGCAAAGATGATGAAAAAATCCTAAATAAAATTAATTCCAGTTTTTTTGGTTGTTTCCATATTTCTTTCAACCAGTTTACCTATTTTTTGACGTTCTTCGTATGTGGTATCATAAGCATCTCGCAACTGTAGGCCTCCCCTCATGTACCAACACAAGGTAACCAACTCTTCTAGAACAACCGAGGTTTGTTTTTCTAGATCCTTTACAAGTTCTTCGATTTCAGAAATCGAGAGAGTCGCTACCTTGATGCGAAAAAATTTGATTGATCAAAAAGCAATGGAACCTCAACCGTTGGCGGAGCACCTTTGTCTTGTAACTCCTGTTCTACTTGAAATGTTTTTGATTGAATCTGCCATGCTTTGCGATTTTTATCAACAAATTCACTAACAGCAACAAACGTTTCTTTGTCGGTGTTATCAAAGAAATCTCTAATTGCTTTAGGATTAGTTTCAATACCTTCGGGTGTTTTAATTTCCGTAACGTGAGCACAAACAATTTCTAATGTTGTTTGACTTAGTTTTTTAAAGGCTTCTCTAAATGCTTGCATTTTTTCTTCATCTGAAATTTTTTCATTTGAAAGAATATTAGCAATACGCTGTTGTTCGTATGTTGATTGATAGAAATCAGTTCCTTGCTTGTAACTAATTGGTTTAACAGTAAATGTTAAATCTCCTACAACTAACTCTTCTTCCCAAACTAAATTGTTTAGGCTATCAAGAATCTGTCTTAGATCAATGGAGTATGTTGCAGTTTCGGGTTCTTTTAATCCTGGAATAGGAATTTCCATTTCCATTTTTTCACCGTATGTAGCAATTCTAATTGCAATTAGAACAGCATCTAGGTCGATGTTAGGCATTTTCCATGGATCATCGATTAGTGGACAACAACTCTTAATTACTTTTGTGGTTGCTTCACCGTTCATGAGTGCATCTGGAGTCTTTAGTTCCAACTCATCACGTGCTGTCATGCTGTAAATTGGAAGTTCACCACTACCGCTTTTTTCCATAGGATTAACATCATAGTACTTGCCTTTGCTGGGCAAAGCAAGATAAATTTTTGGTTGACGTTTGTATTTGCTTAAAACGCTTTGATTATCCATGGTTGTTATCCTCTATAAATAGTATTGTGCTTTAATTTAGCAAATGTATTTATATACGTATATTATGGAGATTTTTAGATCATGGCAGTAAGAGGTCAAATAGGAGATGCAGACGTTGTATTGGAAAATGCGGCGGAACAAGCAACCCTTGAAGCCATTTTAAAAGCGATTGACAGGAACGCCGATCAGGGCGGAGACGGTATTCTTGGCAAAGCAACAAAAAACATTATTAAAACTTCGTTTAATCCTCTAGGACTAGCCATGAAGGGTGTTACCGGCAGTTTTACACTGCTAGGTAAAGCACTAGGCATTGTTACAAGTCTTGCAGGTGGATTAGTAAAAGCCGGTTCCGGACTTACTGTATTAAGCACCAACATAGTACAAACACAAAATACTATTACCGACTTTACTAAAATTATTAAAGAAAGTGGAATTAACTTTTTAGGTCTTGGTGATGCGTTACATGCTATAACAGAATTATTGTACAAAGATTATCAGGTATTCCAACAGTTATCGTCGTCGGGTATTGCATTTGGTGACAGGATGGGAACATTGGCGGCGCAAGCGGCTTCCGCTGGTATTGACATCAACCAAATGGCTGGTTTACTAGCAAAAAACAGTGAACAACTTGCAATGATGGGAACTGCAACACGAGGTGCAACACTAGCACTAGGAATGCAAGAACAGGCATTTGATAAAAATGCTGAAATGCTTGAAAGATTTGGAATAAGTTATGCGGAGCAAAGCGAACAATTTTTTGATTTTGTTGGTCAAAATGCGATTGCATTTAGAAGAGACAGAATTTCTAGAGAACAAATAATTGAGCAAAGCGACGACTATGCAAAAGGATTGCGTAGACTTTCTGAATTAACTGGTATACAAGCGGATCAAATTAAAGAAGGTATAGACAAGGCCAACATGAACAAGGCCTTTGAAAACTTTATTTCTGGCATGGATGGCGAAACAGCCAACAGAATGAGATCTATCATTGGCACGGCGCAAGCGGCATTCGGTGACAGCGGTAGAGAAGCCGCAATGGCAATGATGATGGGTGTAGCACCTGTAACCGAAGGTGCACAAAATCTAACAGCAATGATGCCTGGATTTAATCAGCAGTTTGCAATGATGACTAACCAGGCTAAAAACTTTAACGGTTCGTTGGATGACTTTAATAAAATGACATTAGGGTCAATGAATCAATTTGCAAATGCTAATCGTGCTTTTGCTGATGCAAACAGTTCATACTTTGGAACATTGGCATTGATGGGAGATCCATACGGTCAGGCTGGTAGCGACATTGTGGGATTTGTTAACAGATTTGGCGGTTCAATGGAAGAAGTGGAAAGCCGAATGGGTAAAACAGATGCTATTGCTGATGCTATGATTAGTTTTAATAAAGCCGTTGCGGATGTTAGAGAAGCGTTGGGTAACTTGTTCAAAGAAGTATTCAAAAGCGGTACATTTACCGACGCCATGAAAAAATTTGCTAAGACCATTAGAGAAAATACTCCTGCGATGGTAGAAGCAATTGATGGTATTATAGAAAAAATTAAAAAGTACAATCCATTTGACAAAGAAGGCAGAGAGAATATAATAAACGACGCCAAACAGATGTGGGAAGATTTCAAAACATGGTTGCAAAATTGGTGGGAAACCGATGGAAAACAAATGTTAGACAAAATTGGTACTACTATTTCTGATCAAATCAATAAAGGATTTAATCAACAGAACGGGTTGATGACTGAGTTTTCAGGAAATCTGGGATTAACCGGCGGCTCTGACAGACAAATAAAAGAAATTGTAGAAAAACTTAAGGCAGGTACTGCTTCTGATGAGGAAAGAGATCAACTAATTTTGTGGTTTAGAGAACAAAAACGTGCCGGAATGTACGAAGAAGGAGGTTTTTGGAACACGCTTTCCGCAGGATTTGCTAGTATTACAGGAAAAGGTTTAATGCTGGATTATCTAGAAGACCTAACTGGTTCTGGAAGATGGTTCAAAGACGACCAAGACTTGCTCAACATGTTTGACGAGATATTGGATGATCGTATGAACAGAGTTGATCAAAGACACTTTGGTACAAAAGCGGCAACCGGAAAAGTAGTCGAACCTGCAAACGCACTGGTTAAGATTCGTAAAGATGAAAGAGTTTTAAGTCCACCAGAAGCGGCCAAATACAATGCTAATGAAGCAAGTGCTTCCTCGTCTGGTTCAGCCAATTTGGTTAATAAGGTGGTTGACAGCAACCGCGATAGTAGTGTAAAATTAGATAATACGTTAAATATGCTTATAGCAAAGATGACAGAACAAAATAATTTGACACGCCAAGTAATAAGTGCTGTTGAAAATGTTTAGGAAAATTAAATGAGTTGGAAAAAATACTTTCAGGAATACCAACCAGAAGACACTTCGGGAAGAAATAGTCCTGTATCTGGTGTAGGGCAAACAGGTCCTGCCAGAACAAACTATTCATCATATCTACCTGATGTGTATTCTGGACATCCAAATAGAATTGAAAGATACGGTCAGTATGAAACAATGGACGCTGACAGTGAAGTCAATGCCGCTTTGGATATTCTTGCAGAATTTTGTACACAAGAAAACACAGAAAACAAAACACCATTCCAACTTTTCTTTAAACAACAAGCAACAAGTTCTGAAACAAAAATATTAAAAAGTTATTTGCAACAATGGGTTGATTTAAATCAATTCGACAGAAGAATTTTTAGGGTAATGCGTAACGTATTCAAATACGGAGATGCATTTTTTGTAAGAGATCCTGAAACATTTAAACTGTTCCACATAGATCCCGCAAAAGTAGACAAGATTATTGTTAACGAAAGCGAGGGAAAACAACCAGAACAGTATGTTATCAGAGACATTAATATTAATTTCCAACATTTAAGCGTTACACAGAAAAATCCAAGTGCACCAACAGGCCAAGTTGACTATACAACTACTAGTGGTGCGTATGGAAGAGGATTTGCTGGATCAAATCCACAGCAGTATGGTTCAAGATTTGAAAAAACAATGAACCAAACAGCAATTGAAGCGGATCATGTTGTGCACCTTTCACTAAGTGAAGGACTGGACAGAAACTTTCCGTTCGGAAACAGTTTATTAGAAAGTGTTTTCAAGGTTTATAAGCAGAAAGAATTACTTGAAGATGCAATTATTATCTACCGTGTGCAAAGAGCACCGGAAAGAAGAGTATTTTACATCGACGTAGGTAACATGCCTACTCACCTTGCTATGGGATTTGTTGAAAGAATCAAAAATGAAATTCATCAACGTAGAATTCCAAGTGCAACAGGCGGTGGTACTAATGTTATTGACGCTAGTTTTAATCCACTATCAATTAATGAGGACTATTTCTTCCCAACAACAGCGGAAGGACGTGGTTCCAAGGTAGAAACACTACCTGGCGGTACTAACTTGGGTGAAATTGATGACCTAAAATATTTTACCAACAAGTTATTCCGCGGTTTACGTATTCCAAGTTCATACTTACCTACCGGCGCAGACGATTCTGCCGCACAGTATAACGATGGTAGGGTAGGCACTGCTTATATTCAGGAACTAAGATTCAACAAATACTGCACAAGACTGCAAAATCTTGTTGCATACATCTTTGATAGAGAATTCAAGATGTACATGAATGCCAAAGGCGTTAACATTGACAACAATTTGTTTGATTTAAAAATGAATCCACCACAAAACTTTGCAAGTTACAGACAAAGTGAAATGGATAATGCTCGTGTTAACACTTTTGCTTCATTACAGGAAGTTCCTTACATGAGCAAACGTTTTGCACTTAAACGTTTCTTAGGTTTAAGCCAAGAAGAACTTGCAGAAAACGAAACATTATGGCGTGAAGAAAATTCAGGTGAATCATTTAACAATATGGGTGCTGGAGCAGAAATGCGTGGTGCTGGAGTTACACCAAGTGGCATTCAATCCGACCTAGATACACTAGGAACAACAGAACCTGATGCAGAATCACCAGAACCACCAGCAGATGACACATCAGAGACACCTGGTGCAGGCGAAACAATTTAAGGTAAATAAGATTATGTTGTTAAAAGAATTTTTTTATTTCGATAAAGACGGTCAAGGCTTTGAAGATGACAAGCGTTACGATTCAGAGCGTGATATTTCTGTGATCAAACCCACTGATACTAGAAAAACAAGGCTAACACTTAAACAACTTAACGATATTCGACGCACATCAGAAGCAAGAGAAGTCGAACAAGCCAAAGAATTAGAGTTTGTACAACTAATGTACGGACAACCTGTTCAAGAAGAACAAGCACTATAATAAAACCATTTAAATACCCATATGAACACAGCATTCGTATTGGGTAATGGTACCTCTAGACAGCATTTAGATTTAGAAACACTGCGTGGCAAGGGAAACATCTACGCCTGCAATGCGGTGTACAGGAATTTTGAGCCTGATGTCCTAGTTGCCGTTGATCCTAAAATGATTCACGAAATTGTTGCGGATGGTTATCATCACAATCATGTGGTATGGACCAATTACAACAACGGATACAAAAACTATACCAACCTAAATTACTTTCAACCCAGCCTGGGTTGGAGCAGTGGGCCAACAGCACTTTACAAAGCCAGCGAAGATAATCACAAGAAAATATACATCCTTGGCTTTGATTACATGGGTTTAAATGGCGGTAAACGCTTTAATAACATATATGCGGACACGCAAAACTACAAAAAATCCGCCGAACCCGCCACATATTACGGTAATTGGCTACGCCAAACCGAAAAAACAATCACTTCTAACCCGAAAACAACCTACATTAGGGTAATTAATAGTGGGGATTTTTGCCCCGCTCAGTTAAATAATTATGATAATTTTAAAACAATTACATATGATCAGTTCAAAAAAGAACTGTAATTTTGATCGTTTTGTCAAAAACGTCAAAAATTTACCTATTTCCACTGGTAAAAGTGGTTTTTTCGTAAATACAAAAGACAGCCTTGCCTATTAACATGAACAAAGGAGAATAATACAATGTCAGATACAAGCAAATTTGAACAACTGCTTGATCTTCTAGTCAACGAAGATAAAGAAAAAGCAGAAGAACTTTTCCACGATATTGTGGTTGAGAAATCAAAAGAAATTTACCAAGGACTAATTGAGTCTGAGGAAAAAGACGAAGAAGTTGATGAAACTGCCAAAAAAGAAGAAGAAGCAGTAGAAGAAGCAACTGAAGAGTCAGAAGACGAAGTTGAAGAAGCAAAAGACGAGTCAGAAGAAGACAAAGTTGAAGAAAACTTCGAAGAAGAGTCAATTGAAGAAATCGGCGGTGACGCAACAGACAGCATGATTGATGCAGTTACTGGCGAAGAAGACAAAGATATGGATTTTGACAACGACGGTGAAATGGATGATCATGAAGAATCACATGATGACATCGAAGACCGTGTTGTAGACCTTGAAGACGCACTAGACGACCTTAAAGCAGAATTTGAAGCCATGATGGGCGACAAAGAAGAAGGCGATGAGGACAAAGGCGAAGAAGAAGGTGAAGAAGAATCAGAAGAAGCCGAAGAGGAAGCAATGGAACCTGCTATTGAGTCAACAGACGAAGAAGCAGAAGTTGTAGATGAAGCAAAGCAACCTAAATCCGCTAGCGAAACTATGAGAGAATATGTCGAAAAAGTTTCTGCTCCATCTAATTCCGAAGGCGCTGATGCAACCAAATCTCCGGTAGCAGGTAACGCTAAAGCACCTAATGATGCTAAAGCACACGCTATTGGCGGTGGAAGTGAAGAAAAGGGCGGTAGTGGAGCAAAGCCAAAGGACATGGGAAAATCTTTCGAGAATGAACCAGGTGCTAAAGCAGGCGACACTTTTAGTAAAGCATCTGCACCAAAGAGTGCTGAGTAATTAGGAGTCGGCCAATATGGCATACTTAAGAGAACATCTTACGTTCGATCAGGCGAAAGTCACCCTTGAGTCCCAAGGTGAAGGGGAAAACAAAAACCTTTATTTAAAAGGCATTTGTATTCAGGGTGGTGTTAAAAACGCAAACCAGCGTATCTACCCTGTCTCCGAGATAGGCAACGCTGTAAAAACACTCAAGGATCAGATCGACGGCGGTTACTCTGTACTAGGTGAAGTTGATCACCCAGATGATTTAAAGGTTAATTTAGATCGTGTATCGCATATGATTACAGATATGTGGATGGATGGACCTAACGGGTTTGGCAAGATGAAAATTTTGCCAACCCCGATGGGTAATCTTGTAAAAACCATGTTGGAATCAGGTGTGAAACTGGGAGTTAGTTCACGTGGAGCAGGTGAAGTTAATGAATCTACAGGTGAAGTTAACGGCTTTGAAATTATCACAGTTGATGTGGTAGCACAACCAAGTGCGCCAGGTGCTTATCCTACACCAATCTATGAACATCTTATGAATACAAGAGGTGGTTATGGTGCGTTTAGGGCGGCGCAAGAAGTATCGCAAGATGCTAAAGCACAGAAGTATCTCAAAGAACAGATGCTACGAGTCATAAAAGGCTTGCAGTAACATAAGGAGAAGCCAATGAGTGATATGTTTAATAAACTTTTTGAAACAGGCTTGCTAGGTGAGGAAGTTCGTACTGACTTGCAGGAAGCATGGGACCAAAAAGTGAAGGAAAACAAAGACACTGTTACTGCTGAACTCCGTGAGGAATTTGCGAAACGCTACGAGCATGATAAGCAGAACATGGTCGAAGCAATCGACAATATGGTTTCCGAACGTTTAGAATCAGAAATTGCTGAAATTGCTGAAGATAAGAAAGCACTTGCGGAAGCAAGAGTTGAATATAAGAAGAAGATCGGTGAACATTCTGAGAAACTGCAAGAGTTTATGCTCAAGCAGTTGACTAAAGAAATTGGAGAGTTACACGAAGACCGTGCTAAGGTCAGCGAAAACTTTTCAAAATTGGAAGACTTTGTTGTTAAGCAACTCGCAAATGAAATCAATGAGTTTGCAGAAGACAAAAAAGATTTGGCAGAAACCAAGGTTCGCCTTGTAAAAGAAGCCAAAGAAAAATTTGCAGAAGTCAAAGCAAAATTTGTTGCTAAGTCAGCAGAAATTGTTAAAGAAACTGTAAGTAAAAAACTTTCAGAAGAGATTTCACAGTTGAAAGAAGATATTCATTCAGCACGTGAAAACAATTTTGGACGTAAACTATTCGAAGCGTTTGCTAATGAATACAGCAATTCTTACTTAAACGAGAAATCAGAAACTGCGAAGTTAATGAAACTTGTTGCTGAGAAAGAAGAGCAGTTAGCAGAGGCTAAGAAAACCATCACAGAGAAGGATACTCTAGTTGAGTCTAAGCAAGCAGAAATTGCTAAAGCGAAAGACGATGCGAAACGTGTTGCAGTGATGAATGAGTTGTTGGCTCCATTAGGACATGACAAAAAAGCAATTATGTCAGAACTATTGGAATCAGTGCAAACAGAAAAATTGCACACAGCATTTGACAAGTACCTACCAGCAGTAATGGAAGATAAAAAACCAACTATTGCGAAAAAACAGGCATTAAATGAAGGCATTGAAGTAACAGGCGACAAAGAGGTTAAACAACCGGTACAAGAAAAGTCAAACTTAATTGAACTCCGCAAATTAGCGGGATTAAACTAAAAAGGAGAAGGACAAAATGTCAGAAATGATCAATGAAAATTGGCAGGCTACCAAAGGCGCATTGCTTGAAGGTCTAAATGGCCACAAGAAAAGCGTAATGGATGTCACTCTCGAGAACACTAGACGTTATCTCGCTGAGTCGGCAACTGCTGGTGCAACTTCCGCAGGAAATGTTGCAACACTAAACAGAGTGATCCTTCCAGTAATTAGACGTGTAATGCCTACAGTTATCGCAAACGAAATTGTTGGTGTACAGCCTATGACTGGACCAGTTTCACAAATTCACACATTAAGAGTACGTTACTCAGATGCAGTGAACTCAACTTCAGGAACAGACACAACTGCTGGCGACGAAGCATTATCACCATTTAAAATTGCAACTGCTTATTCAGGTGCATTGGATGATAAAGCGGCGGCTACAGCGGCTTTAGAAGGTCTACCTGGTAACAAGTTGTCAATTCAAATCTTAAAACAAGCAGTAGAAGCGAAATCACGTAAACTATCTGCTCGTTGGACATTTGAAGCGGCACAAGATGCTCAAGCACAACAAGGTATTGACATCGAAGCAGAAATTATGGCGGCACTTGCTCAAGAAATTACTGCTGAGATCGATCAAGAGATCCTTGCTTCATTGAGAGCACTTGCTTCTGATGAAGAGGCATTTGACCAAGCGGCTGTAAGTGGTACTGCTACATTCGTTGGTGACGAACATGCGGCACTTGCTGTTTTAATTAACAGAGTTGCTAACAAGATCGCACAACGTACACGTAGAGGTGCTGGTAACTGGGCAGTTGTTTCGCCACAAGCGTTAACAATTCTTCAGTCTGCTACAACTTCAGCGTTTGCTAGATCAACTGAAGGTACTTTTGAAGCACCAACTAACACTAAGTTTGTAGGTACTTTGAACAATGCTATGAGAGTATATGTTGATGCATATGCTTCTGATAACACTTCAGTGCTTGTAGGTTACAAAGGTTCATCTGAGGCTGATGCGGCGGCATTCTACTGCCCATACATTCCTCTAATGTCTTCAGGCGTTGTACTAGACCCTGATACATTTGAACCAGTAGTAGGTTTCATGACAAGATATGGTTATGTAGAGTTAACAAACACTGCATCATCTCTTGGTAATGCGGCTGACTACTTAGGTGAAGTTACAATCAGTAACGTATCATTCTCTTAATAGAGAGTAGTACAAAAGTACAAAAAGGGCGGCTTTATGTCGCCCTTTTTTTATGACCTTTTAAATATTAGTATGGAAGGTATTAAAGAAATAGAATCTAGTTTAGACTGGGCAGAAGTGGAACAACAAATAAGAGAACTTACTAAAACTGCTCCAGAGTTTCGATTTGATGTTGTAAGATTTTGTGCGGGCATTAGAGGTGAAGTTACAAAACTAGGACACATAGAAATGCAATACAGACAACAGCGTAGAGATAGCATCGCACAAAAGCACAAGGATCAATGCGATAAAATTAATCGTGCAATAAAAGACTTTAGTTCTGTACACCTTATGCATCTCTTTACCAGAATTGACTAAATACATTACACGTTAGAAAGGGCCAACATGGTGTTGGACTTATGCTGTTTAACCCACAGCGTAGACCTAGAACGTCAACAAGGAGAAAAAAATGGGAAGACCAATTAATAAAAGACTAATCGGTTCAGGTGAAGGTAAAATTTTATGCTCTGCATATTACTTTACATCTGCGTCTGAAGTAAACGGTGGCACAACCCGTGCTTGGATTGTATCACAAAGATCTACTAACAAGTTCATTGTTACTGATGGAACTACTACACAGACTCTTAAACTAGTAAACAAAACAGCAGGCAGTTTAGCGGCTGGAGAGTTTATTATTAACGCTTTACTTGATGATTCGTCTGTAGTTCAAGTTACTAAACTACGTAATAGAACTATTCAATACGAAGGCGGAACTGCAAACGTAGGAAATGTTAAATTTGTTATCGGAGCAGGATTTGCTAACAACTCTGATTCAGGTGATGCTGTTGTTGAAGGACAACAAATCACTGGTTAATTAACTTTGGAAAGGGCAGAGTTCGCTTTGCCCTTTTCTCTTGACTAAATAATGCTATAGACAAAGGATCCTAACAAATGGCTGTAGACGTATTAAAAGTAACCGGTGATTACAAAATTATAACAAGTTCTTCATCAGGAACTCAACTCACCTTGGACACGCCAGAAGTAAGAATTACAGGCGATCTTACAGTATTAGGTAACACAACTACTATTGATACAGCAAATATGACTGTTGAAGATAATATTATTGAACTTAATACAGGTGAAACTTCGTTAACAGGAATTAGTTTAGGCACAGCAGGACTATCAATTTATAGGGGTCCTTCAAGTTCAGCGGCAACATTTTTGTTTGATGACACATTAAGTTATCTACAACCAAACGGCGGTACAGGACCTGGTGTTTTTACTTTTAAAGTTGGTGCTAGTTTAGGTGCTTTGCAAGCACACGTATTAGAAACTTCAGGTGAAGACTTAATACTACTAGGACAAAATGCTCCTAATGCTGTTGTCAGTGTAACTGGTACAAGCGATTATGAAAACAACGTTACAGATGACGACGATATTCCAAATAAAAAATATGTGGACACAGCAGTAGCAGGAGCGGCTATTAGTAGAATCACAGCAGGTAATACTATTGCTGAAGTATTTGACACAAGCGAAGGCGATCCTCTAAGTCAATTCACTATTGAAATTGATGGAGTTGAAAAGTTTAGCGTAAATGGAACAACAACAGAATTACACAATTTACAAATTGACGGAACAACAATTCGTCCTAAAAATTCCGGCGAAAGTTTGTATCTTGAATCAAATGGTAGTGGCGAAGTTGTAGCAAGAGACGTATTAAGTATTGAAGGTACAGTAGTACCAAGTGCTCCTGCGGCAGATACAGGTAGATTAAAACTATATGTCCAAACCGAAGCAGAGGGTGGTTCTGGACTGTTTTTTGTAAATACATCTAGTACAAGAGATGAACTTGTAAGTAAAAAGAAAGCATTGCTGTATAGCATGTTATTTTAGGAAAGAAAATGGCGATTACAAACAACTTTATTGATGCTACACTAACAACATTATACACCAGCAGTGGTGATACAGCAATCACAAGCATGATTTTCTGTAACTATGCTGACGTTGATAATATTGCGTCACCAAGTGGTACTGTTCTTACAGATGCAGATACATTCTTAGATCTGCACGTTGTACCAAATGGCGGATCAGCAAGTGATCAAAACAAAATTTTACACCAATTAAAAATTCCAGGCGGTGAAACATTTATTATGGATACAGAGCGTTTGGTATTAGAAAACGGTGACACTATTGTAGCACAAACAACATCACCTGCTACAGTTAGTGCAACTATTAGTTCGGTAGCAGTATAATGAGATTTGTTAAAAAGCAACAACTAAATTCTAAACTCATCACTGATCCAAGTGTTAGTGTTGAAGCAAACGGCCAAGTTGTGCTTGGAACAAACTATGCTGTAAAAGTTCCCGTTGGTAATTCAGCAGAACGCCCTGCTTTTCCTGAAAATGGTCAAATTAGATACAACACCGATTCAAATGAATTTGAATTTTATGTAAACAATACTTGGGAACAAGCAAGAACTGATAGACCGGCAACAGTTACAGTACAAAATTTAGGAACAGGTGATGCAAGTGAGCAGAACTTTGGTCCTTTAAGTCCGGTTCCTGCGGCGGCACAAAATGTTTTAGTGTTAGTTGAAAACGTTGTGCAAATTGCAGGCATTAACTACACAATGGTTCAAAACCCAGGTGGGGCTGAAGGTTACTATCTACGCTTTGATAGTGCTGTTCCGCTAGGCAAAGACGTTGTAGTAATCCACGGTTTCGACTAAGCCGATCACACCCTTTTTCCAATAAAGACTAAATACTGTTAATGCAAACTTGACCGAATTACGGTTTGCAGGACAAACAGTGGTCAGCCCGCTATGTAAGGTGGCTGGAGGCACAGGATGCCCGTTTATAGGAGAACACAATGGCCGTCGGTCGAATTTCAGGTCCGTTGTTGAAGGCTAACCTTCTGCGTAATGGCGTGGACTTAGCGTTTGAAACGGATTTATTATACTTAGATGTTAACAACAATCGAATTGGTGTTAAGACCGCAAGCCCCGCTTACGATGTAGATGTAAACGGAACTATAAACGCAACAAATTTACAAGCAACAAATCAAATAGAAGTAGGTAACTTAAACCTACAAAACAATACCATTTCATCAAATTTAGGTACAATTGAATTGTTACCCGCTGGTAACGATCCTGTTATCTATCATTCAAAAATTCATGTAGATTCATTAGAATTCAATGACAACTATATTACGACATTGGATTCTAATGCACCTATTGAATTGAGACCAAACGGTACAGGTACAATTGAATTAGTAGGTAACACAAACGTAACAGGTAACTTATTTGCAACAGGTAACATTACTGCGGCAGGTAATATTACACTTGGTGATGGAAATTTAGACAATGTTCAAATTAATGCAGATGTTGTTTCTGACATTGTTCCCGATGTAAGTGATACTTACAGATTGGGTTTACCAACAAAACGTTGGAAAACAATTGATGCCAACAATGCTAACATTGGCGAATTGCAGATTACAGATAATATACTAGAACCAATCAATACCAACAGTGATTTGATTATTCGTGCTAATGGTACAGGTGTTGTTGATATTTACGGTTTACAAATTGAAGCAGGTGGTAATGTTAGCCTTGCTGGTACACAATTAAATTTTGGTAACATCACAATAGATGGTGACGGAGATAACACAGGTATTTTTGCAAATGACTCAAATACCAATATGTACATTTCAAGTTCAGGTACAGGTAAAATTTATGCTAATGGCACAGATATTTTACTACAAGAAGGTAATGTTTATCACGTTACAGTAAATGGTAATGATGCTAACAATGGTGGAGAAATTAACGAAGCCTTTGCAACATTAAAACATGCATTATCTGTTGCAACATTTGGAGACACAATTAGACTGGGTGCTGGTACTTTTGAAGAAGTAGCACCATTGGACTTACCACAAGGTATCACAATCACAGGACATGGATTACGTGCTACACAATTAAAACCAACTGCGGCAACAAGAACAAACGACTTTTTTAGATTGAATGGTGATTGTACTATTGAAAACTTAACCGTTAGAGAAGTTGAGTGGAGTGGTACAACAGGTTATGCATTTTGTTATAATTCGGGTGCAAGCATTTCAAGACGTTCAGCATATGTCAAAGACGTAACAGTCCTTAACTTTGGTTCTAGTGTAAGACTAGGAACAAATGCGGCAGATGATCCATATGGTTATGATGCGGCAGATGCAGGACGTGGTGCTATTGTAAACGGTGCAAGCATTGCTCCAGGATCACTTGAAGCGGCAATGTTGTTTGATAGTTGTACATTTATTGTACCAAACTCAAAAGGTATTGTAATTACTGAAGGTGGTA